CATAAGTTCGCAAGGAGGAAAATTCTTTCCGGCAGGAACCTCGTCATCGGGATAGAGGGAAACTTCGATGTAGTTACTCACGGCATTCACGCTGTTCACTCTCATCCATGAGGTGTAATAGAGCGCTTCCGTTCCTTCCACAGCAGCAGTGGCGAGGTTGTTGACGATGCCCTTGATAACATTGTTAACATGCTGTGCCGTGAAGTAGCCCTGATATTTCGACCGTAGCTTCAGTCCGTAGCAGTTATTGCCCAGATAGCTCACCTTTTCAATGGTATCACTCTCCGTGAAGACCTGGTCGCCTTCCAGTGCACTCAGACGGTTCACTATCAGCTCCATCACCTTCATGTATGAGCGCACGGTAATCGATTCCACCTCAGCATTACCCTTTTCGTCTATCTGTGCGCCCTTACCGGTAAGAATAGAAGAAATAAAGTCTCCAAATGTAACCCCATCAGCAAACTCAGAAGCACCTGATACAGAAATTCCATTTAAAAACTTCTGCAAATTATTAAAAGATAGTGTGCCTTTCACGGTATCATCAATATCCTTGCGGATATATCGTTTCAGAACCGCTGCATTTTCATCCAATTCGCCAGCCGTGGTAGCATACTTAATGTTTTTAACCCATTCGCCACGAATGTTATCAACATTTAGCCACCCGTCAATCGTAACGTCATGATTAAAGATTGAGTCGCCTCTTACGGCCATATCGCCTCCAGCAACCAAATCTCTACCAACTGCCACATTGCCATCAAAGGAATGATTCTCTATATTGCCTATAGTCTGTTTGGAGTACGTCATAATAATAAACCTGCAGATAAGTCAGAAAATAGCCTTGCTGCATCAGCGTTACCAATACTTAGTTCCGTTAATGCAGCAATATAATACACAATCGAAGGATAGCATTTCTTGCATATATGAATAGCATTGTCCTTGATTATCGGAATAGGAAGATACACAGCTTGCTCAACCGTAGCATCTGTTGATGTACAGGAATAGAATTCAAGACTCAGGCCTACAGATCGCAATACTATGGCGCATACTGGTTTCTCTGCGTTTCCACGTATTCCAGTAAACGGACACGACTGCAAACTATAAGCCTCGTCGGTGATTCCTATGGGAGTATAGACACTTTTCTTCCAGTCACTCATACGGAATACGAGCAGGCGCATGAAATCTTCCGGCAAAATCATCCATCCACTCAAATCGTCTTCCCAATATACCATATTTCTGCTAAGAATCTCGTTACCCGTATTCCCTTCTTTCCAATAACCAATACCTTCGATCTTAAAACCACTTTCAAGTAAGCGTGTTGGGGCATCCATTTCTACCTTCTTAACGGCATCTGCAATTTTACTCTTGATGATTTCATCAAGAGTTAACGTATCAGAATCGCCATCTAATATCAACGGTGTACTACTTGCGTTCTCGTCAATGGCTATTCTGACATCACGAACGATGTCTTCTATCTGCTTGATCATGGTTGAATCCTTTATTAATTACTACTTCTCGAAGAGAACACCGTTAGCCTTGCCTGTAGCCAGGATGGTATCCCAGTTTCTCAGTTTGCTGGCAGAACAGTTGAAGTTGTCAACAAGATAGTCCTTGGCATCCTCGTTGCAGGTCACCTTCACTACTGTGTATTCACTCTCATCAGAAGCCGTATCTACACCGCTAGTGGTCTCTCCTTCTACATCGTAAACAGAACCATCAACGGCATTCTCCTCAGCTTCCTCGTTCTCCGCAGCCTCTTCTGTCTCATTCTCCAGCTCAGCCTCATCGGCAGCATCCTCGCTAGCCGCATCACTAGCCACCGTTCCAGGCGATTCCATCGCCTGTCCCTCAGCATTGCCAGCCTGAGCCTTAGCCTGTGCTTCAGCCTCAGCTTTTGCCTCAGCATCAGCCTTTTTCTTAGCAGCCTCCTCAGCCTTTTTCTTCTTGGCAATCTCCTCAGCCTTGCGCTTCTGTGCAGCAATCTCCGTTGGCGACAAACCAAGGTCTTTCACGTCAAGCAGCTTAATCTTGCCGCTGGCAAAATAATAAGAGCGCTCAATGACAGTCTGTACAATAGGATCAGTCGTCATAAACGTAGCAGGATGAATTCCGTACTTATTCTCAAAGCCACCCTTGAACTCCACATGAACGGTAGCCTTGCCGACTGGCAGGTTAAGCTGCCACTCCATCACGCCAATGGCACCATATTTCTTTAATTTCATAACTGTGTATTTAAAAGTAAAATGAAGGGGGTGCATCATCGGTGATACCAAAGATACACCCCAAAAAAATAAAAGATTATGAATCAACTACTCTTCCTGCGCAAACAGATCACCATTGAACTCCTCCCAAGATGTTGTAGCCTTGGTGTACTTCCACATCTGGCCGATCATCGCATTCTTAGAAATGCCCGGGCAGTCGCAAAGCAGGTAATATACCTGGCCGTCGATGAGGTCGTCGCCAGTTGGAGCAGTCTCGCTGTCCCACATAGTGAAGCCCGTAGCACCAGGTGTGGTAGGTGTACCATCACCGTCAATCCAGATATGGCATGTACCCTTCAAGCCGAGGCCGTCCCATACGAGAACACCACTGCGCTTTGCCTCCTCGCCCTCAACATCATCGTCAAAGCTGTGTTCGCTGCGATAAACATAGTGAACAAGGCGGTCTTCACCAATCAGAGCACCACTGTTACTCCACTTCAAGTAATCAAGTGTAGGCTCACGCTTGATGTCTATATCACCGAATACGGTGTGAATGCGTGTTACCTCCCAACCAAGGGCATTGGTTGTTACGGTGATGGTCACCTCAGGATGCTTGGAGAAGTCAATACACTGAATGTTCTCAAGCAGATTCTTACCTGCAAGAAGCAAGGCTGTCTTAGGAACATCCTCACCAGTATAGAACATCTTGGCAAGTGCAATGAACTGCTCATAAGTCCACTTGCCGGTCTTCTGCAGCAGGCGCTTGAACTGCCAGCGGACACCCTCTGTATAATAGATGGTCTGAGGACCAATCTTTGTCTTTACCGTTACCTTACCTTTTCGGCCTGACCACAAGGTGCGGTTACCCTTCACCTTGAAGTTGGTGATAGCCTGCTCGGCAATGAGTGCCTTCGAGAATGGAATCTGCTTCTTCTGTGCATCGAAGTAGTCAGATACAATCTGGTTCATGCCACGCTTCTGCAAATACAAGTTGATAGGCTTTGGCACGATGGTATCAGGGTCAACCTCCTTCTGTGTCTCGTAGAGAGCATTCGAAAGAATGATGCAGGTTGTACCGGCTGGAATCTCCGGAATACAGCAATACTCATCCGTTCTGTTGGTCTTCGGACCATTAACGGCAATAATAATAGGGTTACTGGTTACCGGGTCAGAACCTGTAACGGCAATCATCAAGTCCTTACCTGGTGTCTTGGTCTGGCCGTCCTCTGTATATCCATCTACGCCCTTCACAAGCAGGGTTCCATACTCAGCAGGGATATTCTGATCCTCAACTTCAAGTGGAAGTACTGCGGAACGGGCTGTTGTTGCTTCCAGCTTGGCCGATGTCACAACCTCACTTCGTGGCTCATCAATCATGTAGTGATCCACCTCTGGAGAATCTACGTTTACCGTCTTGGCTTTCAGCATCAGCTGCATCAACGGGGTATCATCCTTATGGAACTCAAAGAGATCATTGTCCACAGCTGTGGCAATGAAATTACCTGCATTAATACCACCGGTAGCTCTTGCGCTCTCGCTCACGGTAGTACTCTTGCCAGGCATCTGTGTCTGGGCACCAGCAGTACCAGTGGTAGGTGTCTGCGTGCCAGATACTGTTTGAACATTTTCACCTGCAATAGGTGTGTTTACTGTTTCTGTCATTTTCTTGAATATTAAAATGTGAATATTAAATTACTTACTTTTTCGCTTGTGGGTGTCAGCCACGGCAAAACCTTCCATTGCCATCCGGCTAACGGTGGTCGGGGAACCATGTATCCAGCACCCCCTGCGTGGCTTCACGCAATCTTTCCTTTCAACCAGTTCCATAGGCTAGGTAGCTTCCTTGGCAAGGTCGAAGATACTCTTAGGCTTCTTCTTGGCCGGCTTGCTGTTCTTGCCACCGAGCTGAGGAAGACCGTCACCACGTCTGCCCTGGCGGAGCTGTTCCTGGATCTTGGCGTTTCTGCCACGAACTTCACCTTCACGTGAAGCATCATCCACATCATCATCGTGATTGATGGCTTTCAGTGCCATCATGATGCTCTCTGCACTGAACTTGCCGAGGATACCATCCTTCATGATGGTAATCAGAAACTCCATGGCTGCATCAATCTCATCATCGGTCAAGCCTTCCTCCTGCTGCAATTTCTCAACAGTCGAGCGGGTCTCCTCGATGTTCTTGTCATACTGCTCCTGGTATTTCTTTTCCTTGGCAACACGCTCGGCATAAGCCTTGCTTGCAGCCGCTACCTCCTCACGCTTGGCCGGGTCTTTCATGTCCTCCACGAAGTCCTCGCCATACATATCAACCAAAGCAATCGCAGGGTCTTTGCCGTTACGCCAGTCTGTAAGGAATTTCGCAGAGCGAGGGTCACTCGTAAAGAGGTTGCTCATGGCCTCCTCTCGCCCCTGGTATTCGCCCAGACGCTTGTCGTAATCGTCGTAATCATCATTAATCTGACCGAAAAGAGCCTCGTCATCGTCAAACTGCCTGTCAGGGTATTTCCCCTTCATGCGGTCCGAGAACAAATCACGCTTGCTTTTAACTTCTTTATTATCAGCCATAAATTTAAATATTATGTATAAATGAAAAAACTTTGCGCAAATATAGGCACATTCTCGCACAAAGCAAGTTTATCTTTTTACACACATTATTGCTAACTTTGAAGTGCCTTTAATAAGGTGTGTCAATGCAATTTTAACCCCTTCAAACTACGAGCAGATGAAACATATTGGTGCAAACATGGAGTTCTCCGAGGAAAGACTGGAGAACCTGATGAGAGTGTATGACGACTATATCACGAGTTGCGAATACATAAAGATGCCTGAGGTGTACAAGCATATTGCCAACGCACCGGCAGACAGGTTCTATGTATCCGATGTTCGTGCATCCGTTGTCGTATCCGATATGTTGCAGGGAAAGCCGCTGCCAAGTATGCGCCCACTGAAACGTGAGATGTTCGAGGAAATAAGCAGGCGTGTCGTGCAACTCAGAGAGCAGCATCCCACGTGGACACTGCGGAAGCTATGCACCGTCGTGGTAGAACAGCCTGCACCCAAGTTCTACATCACGCAAGGCAGCGCAAAGATAATGGTATGCAAGGCTCGGAGACAATGGATAAGAAAGAAAATGCAGAGACTAGCACACTTCCCCATGCTACAACTACGATGAACTGCGAATTTAATACAAGGAAGGAAGTATGGACGCAATTAAGGCAGAAGAAATAGTAAAGGGACTGCTCAAGGAAAACGACCGGAGAAATGCCATCATCTATGCCAAGTTCGACCCGGTCACCGGAGAAGGTTCCATCGGAAGACGTGTCAAGGTACACATCTCCGACCATCCCCAGCCCGACCAATGGTTGCCTGTAAGGATGATGCGAATACCGCTGGTCAAGCAGATAGTAGAAGCAGGGTCTATAGAAAGGTTCCTCCTCGACTATATGGAGGTGGAGGAAGTCACGGAGGAGGATTTTCAGAAAGTGCTGGAACAGCTTACCAGGATGCGAATGCGGTACGACTTCGCCTTCTGGGCAGCCTGCTTTGTGTATATCAAGCGAAAAGGCGGAGGAACCGACTGCCTTTTCAGGCTCACAAGACCGCAGCGAAGGTTCGTCAAGAAACTCGAAAAATACCGAAGCCGCGGCAAACCTATCCGTATCATCCTGCTGAAGGCACGCCAGTGGGGAGGCTCCACCACATCGCAGCTCTACATGGCATGGTTGCAGCTTGTACACCGTGTCGGTCTCAACTCACTCATCATCGCACACCAGGGTACAGGTTCCGATGAAATCAAGGATATGTTCGACCGCATGATAGCCGAATACCCTATTGAGTTCCTGTACAAGCTGAGGGAGGAATACAACGAGAACGAGCCTAAGCTCGTGGGTGTCGGAAAGTCCGGTGCCATCCACCGTGTACCTCAGCGCAACTGCAAGATAAAGATAGGTACTGCAGAACGCCCGGATTCATGCCGTGGCGGTGACTACAACCTCGTCCACCTTTCCGAGGTGGGTATATGGAAGGCGACCGATGGAAAGAAGCCGGAAGACATCGTGCGCTCTGCAACGTCAGGTATCCTGCTGAAGCCATACACAATGATTGTGTACGAGTCAACGGCAAACGGCACGGGAAACTTCTTCCATCGCGAGTACGAGGCAGCGAAGAAGAAGCAGTCGCAGTTTGAAAACATGTTCGTATCATGGTTCGACATCGAGCAATACACACTTGCCTTCGATAGCGAGAAGAAGAAAAGGAAGTTTGCAGAATGGCTTTGGAAGAACCGCAATAACGACAATATCCCGTCCGACCGTGAGGAACCGGGCAAATACCTGTGGTGGCTCTGGAACAAGGGCGCAACGCTCGAAGCAATCCACTGGTATGTGGAGGAACGGAAGAAGTACAACGACCATGGACAGATGGCAGCCGAGTTCCCGTCAGACGATGTGGAGGCGTTTGTCCACTCCGGACAGCGTGTCTTCGACAAGTACAAGGTCGAGGTTCTCGAGAAATCAGTCCGCCCACCTCGCTATGTGGGTGATGTGTACGGCAAGGGTGAAGAGGGCAAGGAAGCCCTGATGGATTTGAAGTTCACGCAGGATGCGCAAGGCCAGCTGTGGGTTTGGAGTCTCCCCGAGATATGGGAAGACGAAAAGGTTACGAACAGATATCTTACGGTTGTCGATGTAGGCGGACGTTCCAACAAGGCAGACTGGTCCGTCATTGTCGTGTTCGATAGATACTGGATGATGGAAGGCGACAAACCTTGCGTCGTTGCCCAGTGGTACGGGCATATAGACATTGACCTCCTGGCATGGAAAGCTGCACAGATAGCCAAGTTCTACGACAACTCCCTGCTCGTCATTGAGTCAAACACGCTCGAAACACACGACAAGGAGCGAGACACCGAGGGAGACCAGTCCGGATTTATCCTCAACCAGATAAGAAGTGTGTACAAGCATCTGTACGCACGCAAGCAGAGTGCTGAGGATATAAAGAAGAAGGCTCCGAAGAAATACGGATTCCATACAAACGTATCTACAAAGCCGATGATCATAACAACCCTGGTAAGGGTTATTCGTGAGAACATGTACATCGAGAGAGACCAGCGTTGCCTGGACGAGTACATCAACTACGAGAAGAAGCCTAATGGTGCGTATGGTGCCATCGTAGGTGCGCACGACGACTTGCTCATGACAAGAGCCATCGGTCTTCACATCTGCTTCTTCGAGATGCCGGTACCGAAAATAGTGATGAGGGTAAGCGAGTATGCCCCAGCAAAGAAGAAAGTGGTATCAGCAGCCACCATATAATTAAAGGCCGGGTAGAACCATCTACCCGGCCTTTTCCGTTCAAGCCGCATTCCGGCCACCGTTCCAGGCGATTCCATCGCCTGTCCCCATTATGCAGCCTGCTGCTGAGGCTGCATATATCTCTGCAACAACTGCGCTGCACGTGGGTCTGCATGTACCTGCTGCTGCACCTTCTGTATAAGCTCTGGTGAAACACCCTGCATCTGCTCGCCCCTTTCCATGGCTTCCTTGTTGCTTCTGATGCTCTGCAAGAGATCGTCCGCAAATGGGAAGTCGCCATTTTCCAAAAGCTGCTCCACGTTGATAGCCTGAGCCTGCCAGAGCTGCATGAGAATATCGTTGCTCAGCTGGCGATATACAGGCGTTGCCGTGCTCTCGGTAACGTTAAGGTCAAACTCAACGTCTCTAATCTTCTGAGGGTCACGCTTGATTTCAGCTGCGTTCTTACCGGCAATGTTGGCCATGGTAATATCATCATAGAACTGCTGGATGTTCTTAACGTCCTTGATGGCTCCGTTACGGATGAACTCGCTGAACACCTCGAGAATATCAAGAAGTGAAGTCGTGGCGTTCTGCGTCTGCTGGCTGTAGAGTGCTGCACTCGTGCCGCTATAGCCAGGCTTACCCTGCAAGGCTCCGTTCACGCCCGAAATGTCCTCGAAGAACTTCAGCTGCATGCTGAGCAGCTCTCCGATTCCGATGTTCACGGAACTTGCAGCAACCTGCTGCGGTATCTGTCCGCTCTCACTAGGCTCATACACAATCACTCCGTTAACCTCTGTCCATCGTTCTGCAATATCCTCAATGGATACGCCTTCCGGCAAGCAGTCCTTCGGAATGAGAAGCACACCCTTGGCGGTTGCTCTGATTACCCAGTCATAAAGGGTGATGAGGCGGTTCACATAGCGCTGCTGGTCTATCACGTCAGCCACGAAACTGTGTATCTCTCCGTCAATGAAAGGATAGGCCATGAATACATAAGGATGACTCTTGTGCTCGTATGGAGTCTCGCCCTCCTCCAGGATGTCACCAAACGGACTGATATAATAGTAATACCAGTAGTTGTCGGTGAACCACTCTGCCGTAATCAAAGGAATCTCCTCTCTAGGAATGCCGTCCTCCAAGCCCTGCTGCAAGCGCTTTTCGTTCTCGTCAAAAACAAGCTCCTTGTAGTCTTCCAGGTCTATCTTGAACCGGCTTCCGTTCTGCGGATCATAGCATCTGTAGCGGTCTCTCTGCTCCTTCTTCCATACCTCTATCACACGGCATCGGCTAGGGTCTGTCGTTACCAAGAAGTTCCAGTTCTTCTGTGTCGGATAGCCGAACTGATCTGCATACATCGAAAACTGCGCCTTCTCAGAGGCATGGCGGTAAATCTCCTTCAATCGCCTGTAATCATCTGGCGACTTGGCAAACTGGGCGCAAAGGTCACCAAACGAAATGTCATGTATCTCTCCAAGTATGTTGCAGTCCCATCCTCGTGGGTCTCTCATGTTGAAGTCTATGAAGAAGTTGTTCGGCTGCACGTAGTCTGTCCAGCAGTCAAAGCGGTCATTCTTCCAGCATGCGTACTTGCGGTGTACGCAAAAGCCGGAAATAAGGAACTCCTCCATCGTGCGTGCCAGCAATCCACTCATGCGGTTCAGCTGCATGTTGTACTGCAGAATGGTGCTCATGGTCTCGCCAAGCTTCTGCTCGTCGCGGTCTCTTGCCACACATGTCGGTTCCTTCGACTGGGAACGGTACACACCTATCACGTTGCGCACCAATCTTCTGATAAGATTGTTCTTCAGCGGGATATTTCCCTGACTCTTGATGTATTCCTCCTCCGTCATGCGCTTGTTGTCAACCTCGATGATGTCATCCCACTGCTTGCCATAGCAATATCTCTTGTTTCGCTGGCGGTCCCTGCGGTAATCATCCATATTGCTGTAATGCAGGCTGGCTTCCATGAGAATGTCAAAACCACGTCTGCGGTCGTCGGATTCCTTCGCTCTTTTCACGCTATCTATAACGCTTTCGTCCGGTGCCGTGGTCTTCGGCATGATGTTACTCAAACGGTATAGTCTAGCTCTTTTCTTTGTTGCTACTGCCATAATAATAATGAATTAATGTGTATGGCGGCAAATATATGAATAAATGCCGCCATATCGAGTTTAACTATTTACGGCCGTTCGCCTTTAGCTCAGTCTGAATGAGCATGAGCAAGTAACCGATGTCATTCTTCTCCTGCAAGTCCGTAGCCTTTGAAAGCTTCTCCTGCAACTTTGAGCGTTCCTTCATGAGGTCGTCAACGTCCATTCTCGTAAAGCTGTCTGCATAGACAAGCTGCTTCTTCAGGGCATTCAGTCCGTCTGTAACCTCCTTGCGTTCCTCATCACTCAAAGGTTCCTTCAACTCCTTGTTGTATGCGTCGATATCTGCCGAATAGTCTTCATAGATTTCCATGCGTCGATACTCCGGTGAGTTGTAGAGCCAGTTGATTTTGTCAGCATAGTCCATGACACCATTGTCGGTATCATCCTCATAATGCTTCAGGCGTGCCTTGATCTTGTCATGCTCTTCCTTCATGCGGAAGTATTCGTTGTTGATGGCACGGTACTCCGTACGCTCGTCACCATTCTTCAGCACACGGTTGAGGACAAGCCAGTTTCTAGGGTCGTACTCACGGTCTCCAAACATGGTATCAAACATCTTGGATGTCTTGTCGATGGTGTTGCTGACACCACCGAAGTAACCGTTAAGCAGATATTCAACCTTTGCCGGGTTGATGTCGATGGAACCCTTTGTGTACTGGTCGCCTCCACTCACATCGTTCATGACGGCAGCCAGGTTTATAAGATACTTGTTGCCGCTCTTGTAAGACTTTGTCCACTCTGGCATATCCTTGTTCCAAGGAGTATCCTTATAGAGTGGCATACCCGTCCACGACTTGTTTGCTATCACTTCTGCGAAAGGCTTGACAGAAGAAGGAACAAAGGCGTTCCAGCCTCCGCCACCTTCGAGGAAGTCTATTGGCATAAGCTGGCTGAACTGACCTGCAATCTGGTTTGCAAGCTCCTCGCCCGTATAGTGTTCCTTTCCGCTTACGGCACTCATGGCAAGTTCACCCATTCCGTACATGGCTCTGTACTCAACAGGGAGAGGAATACTTATCCACTGCTCATTCATGCCAGGAAGACGGAATACGATGTTTGAACGTCTCACGTACTCAGGAAGGTTGTAATATGCGTTCTTATCGCCATCATCCCCATCGTCACCGCTACCGATCGCAGCCATCAGCAGGCCGAGCATGAACATGGTACCGACACCTGTAAGTGCCTTTCCCGGATGCCGTCCGAGCTGTCTTCCGAAGTTTGTTGTTCCTTGCACTGCTGCATTCCAGAAGACGTAGAAGCTTCTTCCGAGTCCTGACACGAAGGCAGCCGTGTTGCCCCCGAAGGTCTGGCCGTTTGCACCCATGAACTTTGCGCCACTGCCCTTCTTGTTGAAGTTAACGCTAATCTCCTTGGCATCATAGATGCTTCGGTCGATAGAGCGCTTCATCTGGCGTGAAGTCATGAAGGCTGCAAATCGGGCACAGTTCTCAACCGCACGGTTGTATTCATCAAGGCGTTCACCAAGCAGGCTCCATGCCTTACCGATGGAAATTCTTCCGGCACGTCTCAACTCTCGCTTGATGTCGTTCTTGTGCTTCTCGATGTCCCTTACGGTAGAGTAGCCGGTCTCGCCTCCGTTATCCATGAACAGCTTGAACATCTTTTCCGTTTCGTTGTTCATGTCAAGCGTACCATTGCGAAGCTTGGAGAAAAGCATCTTCATGATGGCTGGATTCACCTTCATGAAGTTCTTGTTGTACCTCACCGCATAGTTAGGACTTTCCTTCACCCATACCATGGTATTACCATACAGGGCATCACGAATGAAGTTTGACACAACGAAATCAGGGTTTCGTGTCGTGTAGAATGCGCTGAGCTGGCGATTGAGGGCTTCACCTGCACGGAGGATGGCTCCAATAGCACCGGCATTGTCATTGTCCGGGTTGGTCTGTCCGTTCAACGCCTGTGCCGCACGTGGGTTGCCGTTGATGGTTACCACGTAGTCAACTCCGTTTCTCTTCACAAGAACCTGGTGCTGCTTCAAGTCGCGACTCTCAACAACGCGATATGGAATGTCCAGATGTTCCTTCTGGCTTCTGTACTTGTCCGGCTCATTCTTGCACAACTCCTGCATGCGGTCGTTAAAGTCCTTGACCTTTTGCTCGATTTCGGCAGGACTGTCATTCTCGCTGAGGGTATCCACAAACACAGGTTTCCACTCATCTGTCACATCATCATGCTCCAGCCATACGTTGCTCACGCTCACAAGGTCGCTAGGATGATTAAGGGCGAAGTTCAGGAACTTCTGCTTGACAAGAGTATTGCGGTTGCCCTGCATGATGGCACTCTCGGCCATGCTCTCCATGTTGGCAAACGGATCATCAGCCTTACTCTTACGTCCCTTGGCTGTCTTCAAAGGTGCATTGAATGCACTATTCTTGTCTGACAAGTAAGCGTAAGTGTCTTCTCCTGTTTTCTCATCAAAGCCACGAAGAGGTATGTAGTACTCATACATGGAGTTGATGTCGTCAAAGGTCTCCTTACTCATCAAGCCGCTTTCGTAAGCCTTCTGCAAGGTTGCACCGGTCACGGCATTAACCTGTTTCCAAAGCTTATCCGTAGCATTCAACGTCTCATACGTGCTAACCATGGATGATGCTTTCAGCTCGGCCTCAGCAATATCTTCCTTTCCGGTCAAGGCCGTGAGACCTGCATAGTCTCTGCCCCTGTTTTCAAAGTACAATTCCTCTTCGCGGTCATGCTTCTTCTGCTTCACGTCTTCTAGGCGGTCTATGGCATCCTGGTCGAGTGGGTCTTTTGCTACAGCTCTCTGGGCTTTGGCCAACTCCTTACCGAACTCCTCGTTTGCCTTTTTCTCTGCATCTCTGCGAGCCATGACTGTATTACGTTCCAGTCCATGCTTGGCCATCATATAATCAGTAAGCATCGCACGCTCCTCTGCATCCTCAGCCAGACGGCTCACCTCATTCAACAAAGGCTTGAACAAAGTTTGCGCAAATGCCTTGCACTCTGCCTGGTTCACGGATGAAAGGCGGTTCTCACCCAGGTATGGATTCTCGAATCCTGCCACATCCTCGATGTGTACCTTGCTCTTCCCCTCTGCCTTCAATACGGCATTCATGGCTTCCTTCAAGCTGAGCATTGAGTCCTGCATCGCCTCTTGCATCTGGAACATTCCACGCTTAACACGCTGGTCGTAGATGTTTCTAGCATGTGCCTTCTCATACTCAGCAGCATCGCCATCACGGAAAAGTTCATCATTTTCTGAAAGATTTTGCCCATTATCCTTGTTTGTTTCAAATAAATATGGTATCTTTGCAGCAGAAAGGGATTCGCCAGAGTACGTTACGGACGTAGGGAGTAGGGTTTGTTTAATTTCCATAACTCGCTGGTCGATACCTTTCCTTCTTGATTTAAAGAAACTCTTCGCAGTAAGATTACCCTTTTTGGTACTGCATACCTCTGTAAGGTTATACAACCCATTTCCAGCATCTTTCAAAAAGAAGAACAGCTTACGGCCATCTCGCTTATCTACACCATACAGAATTGCGTCCGGTTGGTTCAATACATCTACCATATTCTGAATATCTTCATCATTCAATGGTATATTATTGCCATTATCCTTCTCGTTTTCGCCATAATGGTCAGAACGGATATGATTCAAGACCGAAGGATTGAGAACAAAGTCCACATATTCCTTGAACGTTAAGCCAGACAAATTCTCCAAGTATGCCTTACCTTCTGAACTTATCCTACCTATGCTTTTAGGCTTGCCCGTAAATTCCCCACTCTGTGCCTGTTCAAACAAGTCGGCAACCTTCCGCTTTATTTGCAATATGTCTGTACTCTCTTCCGCCACCATGGTACCACCGGAGGTTGAAGGTTTGGCATAATTGCCAACCCCCAACTCCATCTGCTTGGTAATATCAGCAGCCTCGCCCATGATGCTGCGATAACGCCCAGGCTCTGCCAGGTTCTCGTAGCTTCTCCACAGAATGTAGCGAAGCTCGTTGTCCGTAAGAGTCTCGCCCTGATAACCCTTTAAACCGATGGAATGAAGCATGTTCAGGAACACACGCTTGATGGTCTGCCACCAGCCACTCTCCATGGCACGCTTAAAGTTGGTGCGCTCCGCAAGACCGGCAAGATATTCCTCGGTAGCAGTGCGGAAGTCCCAAGAGTGCTTCTTGGCAAGATTCACGATTTCCCTGCGGATACCTTCCTCGGCATAGTTGAACACGTTGTCCAGGAAATCATCGAAGTGTGTACCGAAGAGTTGACGCAAACCATAATGGGCTACAGCCTCATGCAACACAGTCTGCTCAATATCTTCAATGTCACGATGATTCTCAACCACGATGGTAATCTTGCCAGTATGTCTGTTATAGAAACCCTTCGCCTTCTTGCGCTTACCGGTCAGCGTTGAAGCATCAGTCACCACCTCTATATTATTAAGGTGTAACTTCTCTGCAAGCTCATCCACATGTCGTGCCATGCGCTCACGCTCCATCGCTGCAAACTTCTCCTGCTGCTCAGGTGTGAAACGGCTCTCGCCCATCATCCTGCTCATAGGATCATTCAGAAGAGAAATATCAGCATCGCTGATGATGCCATCACCCTCACGGTTAACGTCATTCACTACAGACAATCCCTTCTCTATAGCTTCTTTTATCTGGTCACTCTTCTTAACTCCCTTTGGCTCACCAATCTTAACACCACGCTTTTCAAGTTCCACTTTAACCTGCGGAGTAACAACATTCTCAGGAATGACAACATCATACCCCTTTACGTATGAAGCTATGCGGTCGGCAACTTCCGCATTTGACAATACACGTACAGGCTTGTCGTAACGGGAAAGGATAACCTTTCGTGGCTCATGGCCCTGGTCAACCAACTGCTTGGTTACCGGACCGGCATGCCAGTCTGTTTCACCTACAGGGTCTTTCGAGAACTTCGCACGATAGCCGCTTGATAATTCAGACACCGGAACCTCCACCTCAACGGTGACAATGTTCGGTCTGATCCATGCAGAAGAGAACTGGTCGTTCAACGGTGAGCGTGATGTATGCCAATAAGGATTGTAAGCCACATCGCGAGTCACCGTAGCCTTCTTGCCGGTAGCATCCTTGCTTCCCTTGTCAAGGTCAACGTAGCCAACCACATCACCATTCTTGTTCTTCTTGGTAAACTTGATGATGTCCTCACGCTCATCTGCAACCTCCCATGTGCCAAGTTCACGTGGCACGACTAGCTTACCCTTAACGGCTGCCATCATCGGTGGATACAGCTTTCCGTCAATCACCTGCATGGCACGGTAAACCTTCACCGTCTCCTGGGAGTCCAGCCATGCGGATTCGTCCTCTGTAGCGTCACGATACAGGTCACCATCTTCCTCTTCATCCTCAGACGAAGAGAAAGCATCCTCATCGAGATCCTCAACCTCCTTGTCAAGCTTGGCATACTTGGCCTCCTTCTTTTCCATTTCCTCCTTCATCTTCTCGGAGTACTCTTCAAAGAGTTCCTTTGCTCTAACCAGCTTGTCTTCTTCAGCAAACGACTTGCCCTCTCGCTTATCCAACTCCTGGATGTCTGCCTTATCCTTGGTAATCTCAGCCTTTTGTCGGGAGATAGACTCCTCAAAGCGTTTTCCACTCACCACATTATCTATAATGTCGTTGATGGCGTTCTTCAAGTAGCCCTGTCTTGCCTGTTCGTCCTTGATACCCAGCTCATCGCAAGAGTAGGTCATGGTACGGGATACACTGCCCAAATAATTGATAATCTCTGTATGTGCGACAAAATTATAACCGTCAACGTTAATGGCAAGGTCCATGTTTATCAAGCCCTCTGGCGAATTCTCGTCACGTACCTTCTCCTGGTTCTCTATCACCTTCTTGTTGTAGTTCTTGAAGTAATCTTCCATGTCGGCAACGCTGGCAAAGCTATGCTTTCCAATGCTTATCTTCTTGAACTTACCATCAGGAAACGTCTTCTTGATTCCGTCAAGGCGAGTCTTCTGTCTGTCGGCAAAGGCCTGAACCTTCTTGATACGCTCCTCCAGCAGCGGCTTTCTGCTGTGTATGTAAATCTGGTCAAACTCCCATTGCTTCTTACGACCTTCCAGTCTGCGCAACTCTCGTTCTGCCTCATTCTTCTTCAAGGCATACTCGCTACCCGACAACTGGGCTACGGTATCACCGAAGATGTCGCTCTCCTCTTCAAGCACACGGTTGCTCATGCTGTTGGCAATCATATCCTTGCTGTGCATGATGCTGTCAGCAATGGCTCCCTTGGTCTCCAGACGCTGGTAAGCAGTAACATCAAGGCTATCTTCCACACCCATGCGAAGCACACGTACAGGGATACCCCATTTCTTCAACAAGTTACCCTGTCGGATAACACGTCCATTGCGCTGCGTATAGTCCATCGGACGGTTAGGTGCATCCACATGGATAAGGGTATGTAATCTTTCCTGGATGTTCACACCGGTACCAAGGGTAAATGTACTGCCCATGATAACACGTATCTCGCCACGGTTCACCTTGTCGAAGATGTCGAGCTTCTTCTTGACGGTCATTCCCGACTTGATAACAACAACCTGCTCGGCAGGAACACCAGCCTTGATAAGCTTGTTGCGAATATCCTCATAAAGGTTGAAGCCGGTTGAGGCATTCTGATAATGGTCAGCAAAGATAGCTACGGTACCATGATATTTCTCCGAATCCTTCAGTGATCTCAAAGTCTGTCTCACGGTCTCGTTGGTCTTGCTGTAATGCTCGTCCGCTGCATCTTTGAGCACGAGTCGAGGGTCAACGGCTGCTGCTGCAGCTATGCCATACATGGTAAGAGGAATGGCAGAATTCTCCTTCTTCTCCTTTCCGCTCATGTTCTCAAACTCCTCGAGTCTCTTGCGGACAAACTTCATCACCCTACGCAAAGACTTGGTCTGAGGCAGGTAGATGTCTGTTGCCTTGTCACCGTTCTCCATCTTCGGAAGCTTCGACTTCAAGTCCTCTACTTCCTTGGAAAGGACAATATCAGAAACACCCGACCAGATACGTGCAAGCTCAGGAAGGTTCATGTAACCTGCAAATCGGTTCACCTCCTTGAACTTTCCACTGGTGGTAAACTCTGCCATCGTCTTCAAGTTACCGAAGTTACGCACGAAATCATCAAAGTAGTAGATGCCATACTGCTTCATGGTGTCAGCAGGCATGAGATAGCGCATGAACGTCCAAACCTCAGCGGCAGTATTGCTGATAGGAGTACCTGTAGCAAACACCACGTTGCGGCCATTGTTCTTCTCGAGCACGGCCTGCGTCTTTAAATACACACCTTGCGACTTCTTGGAGTAAGAAGGGTCGATACCCTTCACGCCACGCTGCATGGCAGTTGCAAAACCGAGATGCTTGTATTCGTGAGCCTCATCAACAAGAAGAGCATCAATGCCCATATCGTCGAAATTCTCCACATCGTCGGTACGTCTGTCAAGCATCTCCTTGGCCTCTACTTCGGCATTCTGCTTGGTTACCTCCTTCTTCTTCAGCTGGGCTGCGGTATCCTTGCGCTTGGTAGTCATGTTGCTGGTGATGTCTGCAAGCTGCTGCTGCAAGTCCTCGATTTCCTTCTCGGCCTGTCGGGTTATCATGCTGTTGCCACTCTTGTCTGCATCCTTCATCTGCTCCAGCACAAGAAGCTTCTCCTCAATCTTGTCATTGATGAAGCGTATCTGTCGCTCCTCGCTGTCCGGAATAAACTCAAAGGTTGACTGAGGAACAACAATCATATCCCAGTCGTTGTACTTAATCTTGGCATAGAAGTTCTTTCGTCCCTCTGCGTTTCGGTCTGCATCCTCCAGGGTAAGAATCTTGGCCTTCGGATAGAGCGACTTGGCTGATGCCACAAACTGGCCTACGGTTGCGTTCTGCACGACAATCATAGGTTTCTTGGCTGTACCCAGTCTTCTCATCTCCATGGCAGTAGTGATCAGGGTGAAGGTCTTTCCGGTTCCCACCTCGTGTGCCAGCATGGTTGGCTGAGTCACACACTTCACCACAGCCTTTGCCTGGTATGAGTAAAGGTTGAAGTCCCTGTCGCTTCCATCCAGTCTTGGAGCCATGCCAGGATAACGCGAAGGTGCGAAATCATCCGGGATAGCGAGCGGAACATAGTTGTTGAACTGCTCGTTGTAGTCTGCCTCAATCTTTGCAGACAACTGCTCGTCCTGCTGCATCTTGCCTCTTGCCCAGTCCTGGAAGTCCTGTCGTATCTCGTCAATCTTGTTGCTGCAAGCCTGTGTCGCATCACGGTCGGTCTCCCTTACATCCTTGCCGTTCTCCTTGTAGGTTCTGGAAACGATGATGGATTTGTTCTGAATGGCAGCCTCGATAAGCTGGTGTCCAGGAATAATCTTGTTGAACATCAAACTCTTCACGCCAAAGGAATTGTCCTTTTCCTCGTTGATGTAATTAGGAGCATCCATAAACCAGGTACCACCGGCAGAAGTAAACTTCACATTCACGTTGGTTCTTTCCTTCACATAGTCCTCATACAACTTCGGATCAATCCATGAAGAACCGAACGTGAAGTTAATCAAGTGTGCAGGAATGTTCATAGGGATAACACTCTCCAGAGCCTTGATGTTGGCATTATAGCGTCCGCCCTCGTTGTTGTCCAAAGCCTGGCGGAGCTTCTCACGCACATTTCCACTCTTGTACTGGTAGGAAACTTCAATCTGACGGGTGATAGGATTCTCGAAGCCAAGACCGCTATTGATAATCTCGTCCTTCACTTCGTCTTCCGACTTGCCCAAGGCATTGGCAATATACCCCACGTCAACACGTCCGTTCTGATACATGCTGGTAATGATGGCATCCTTCACGTTATGAGGCTTAGGTTCCTTGGCCTTCTCAACCACACGCTTGCTGAAGATGTCACTCTTGCCGAAATGCTCGGTATGGCCACCTTCCTTGTCGCTCACCTCCTCGTATGTTTCAAGCGAGAACACATTAGGATAGTCCACATCCCTGCGAAGGAATGCCAACTGTGTATTCTTGTTGAAGTGGCCGTAGGTAGCTACAAAATCATCGTATGCCTTGTTGAGCTTGTCAAGCAGAGGTTTCAATCCCTTGTCGCTCTCGTTCTCCGTCTGGTATGCAAGCACGTCATTAAGCGCAGACTTGATGGCAGAGTAAGCGTTGAAGCACTCAACCTTGGTATGGCCTTTCACCTTTTTAGACTGGAAACGTGCAATCAAATCGCTATCGCTAGCCTTCTCACCCTTCTTTGCAGCAGACATAAGAGGTACGGCCTTACCCCATTGGGCAAGGCAAATGTTGCCATTCTTGTCAACAACCATGCTGCCTTCCTTCACATCAGGACCCAGTTTCTCATACACAATTCGGTTGGTCTCCTCCTCGGTATTCTCAACAGGAGCGTTGTCCTCCTTCATGCTGGCGAAAGAGTTGACGAAATCAGTCAGCATATTCTTCTGGTTCAATCCCCTTGCAGGGAAAAGACCCATACTTGTAGGACGGTAGGTGTCACCTTCCTCAAAGCCGAACTTCATCTTTCCTGCCATCATTTCCGGATGATCCTGGAAATATTTGTTGTAATCAAGCGATAAAGATTTGATTACAGGCTTCTCCTTACCGTCAACCTTGCGAGTCTCACCAGTATCATAGCTGACAACACGCTCACCGCTGGTGGAGCCAACATCAATGGCATTGGCCGATTTCTGTCCGTTCACACGTCTGCGGACAACAAGGATGTCACTAGTTACGGATGTACCACCAAAGGTGTTGTTGTTCAAGCGGAATGCACCGATGAAATCAGAATCACCCTGGTTGATTACCCAGTCACGAAGCTTCTGCGACTTGTCGAGCGTACCACTGGACGTGATGAAGATACCGATACCACCAGGTTTCAACTTGCGAACGTTCTTGGCGATGCAGAAGTCATGAATGTTTCCGAACTTAGAAGACAAGTCCTTGTCACCGCTCTCGTCCTTCACCTTCAAGCCAGTGACGAACGGAACGTTGGTAATGGCAAGGTCAACACTTCCGTTCTCTATCTTGGTCTGCTCGAATCCCTGGATGTCAACCTGGGCATCAGGATAGAGCAGAGAAAGAATGCCACCTGCCGTGTTATCAATCTCTACGGCATGAATATCACTGCGGTCGCTGATTTCAGCCGGCATCTGGGCAAGGATATTTCCGATACCTGCCGAGCCTTCCAGGATGTTTCCACCCTTGAATCCCAACTGTGTAGCAATATCCCAAAGGGAATCAATAATATGTGTAGGTGTGTAGAACGAACTGTTTGCGCTCATCACTGCCTGCTGGTAAGCTTCATTACCCAACAGCTTGCGTAGCTTCTTAGGAGGTGTATCTTCACCCCAGCCCCATGAGCTTTGGGTGAATGCCTTACCCAGGCCACCCCAACCGCTGAACTTGTGGAGAACAGCCATCTGTCTAGGTGTGGCTTGCTCACCGCTTCTGAGCAGCTTCTGAGCCAGCTCAATAGCCTCGATGTTGGCAGTAATACGGGCATCTACAGACTTTGGAGCATACTCCATACCACGCTTGCCATGGTTGTTATGGGTATTCTTGCGCTCCTCCGGCTCTAGTCCCTGTAAGCGTCCAGCGGATCGTTCAGGGCGTCCGAGTACTTCTCCCTCTCCTGACGATACGCCTTGATCTCCTCGTCCGTCATTCCGGCCTTCTTGTAGATTTCCGTCCACGCGTGTGTTGACAGCATGCTCCCGCTCAGCAGGTTCTTTCGGCAATACTCCGTCTGAGCCTTGTCGATTCTCTCCTCGAGTTCTCTCCTCGCTATCTCCTTCTCGCTGCACCCTATCTCCTTGAGATACTTCTTTTCCTGTTCTGTCATTGTTGTTACTGTTTAAAGTTTCACTTTCTGTTTCCTGTCCGTTATCGAATAGGTCTGCAATATGCACCTGCGAAGATACTGCTTTTTTACGAGACTTCTTCTCCTTGACCGGATTATTTTTCTTTGGAGTCTCTTTTTTCTCCTTTGCAGGCTTGTTGCTAACCACATGGGTTATATGGTTGTAGTCAAACAAGAAAGGCTCTGTCACATCGTGCTCGATAGTATTGGTATGTTCGTCAACCGGAACTACTCGGTCGCCAACCACCTGGCCTAAGCTCTTTCTTGCACCATACTCCAAATTGAACACATTAATTCTACCATTGGAATCAAGCAGTTCAAAACCAAGCCCCTCAGCCTCATCAGAAAGTTTCTTCAAAGATTCCAAGAGAGTCAACATCTCATGAGGTTCCTTCTCAAACCAATCTTTTTCCAACTCCATGACTATGTTCTTGTAGTCAGACTTGATTTGTTCCTTGGTACGCTTGCCGTTACTATTCTCCTTGCTATCCTCCTTTGCAGGCTCCACCTTCTTAGGCTCGGTGGTAAAATTATCCAGGGCTTCACTGAACGCCTCACGCTCACCCAAGCACTTCAGCAAGGTAGCTTCCAGGTCAACGTTCTTTGTGCCGGCAAATGTGCCTTTCTTCTCGCCAGCCTTCACACGGTCGCCCAACTCATCAATAAACTTCTCACGCTGCGCCAACTGCTCTTCAAGCATCTTCTTGCTGAGCTGCTCCTTCACCTGCTCCAGCTTCTTAGCCATGGAATCCTTTGCTTCCTTAACAGCCTTGTCAACATCAGAAGAAGGAACGGTATGGTCGCTCAGTTTGGCCGTACCGTTGGTATGCAAGGCATTGAACAGGCTTTCCACATTAACCTCCTTGACAACAGTCTCCTTCTTCTCGTCTTTAGCCTGCTCGTCCTCAACCTGGAGGTCTTCGGGCTTAGCGTCTTTACCATTGGTCAAATAGACTCTGTCAATATATGACTCACCGAACTGCGCTGCACCTACCTGCTCGCCCTTACGGACAATCATCATGACGTGTGTAGGCTTACCTTCATAGTAAACCAAACCGTTGCCTTCCACATCGGCTTCCGTAGCAGGACGGAAAGACTTTTTATCCATGGTACGACGTGCGTTGCGCTCATCGACGAGTTTCTTGTTAGCTTCCTCTGCCTGCTTCTCGACCTCAGTCTCAGCTGCAATCTGTGCTGCCTGCTCCATAATATCCTTGTATGGCTTGTCGAAGTTCGCCACGTCAATGCCTGCAACCTCTTCGTAAGAGGACATATCCTTGTCAAGCTTAGCCTCTATCACCTCAGGAAGGTCACGGACACCGTTATAGAACGACTTTAGGTATGGACGAATATCATCACCCATATCATCAATCATACCCTTAGCATACTCGGTAAACTTGCGTGCGCCTCTCTCAATATGATACACAGCCATCTGGATACCAATCTCTAGAATCTCAGGATCAATACCCATATTCAGCTGACCACGCAACTTCATGCGCATTCTCTTCTTTAAAGTCTCGTACTCATCATCAGTAACAAGCACATTACCACTAGGATTCTTCTTGACCTCCTCCTTCTTGGCGATACGTGCAGCCTTGTCAACCAATGGTTCATCCGGTCTGAACTCATCACTCATAATATATGGTAGAAGAACGTTGTCCAACCAAGCATTAGCCTCATGAACATCTTTGAAATCACGCATTCTACGAACATTATCACCAATAGGTTGATACCATTTACGAGCAGTCTTCAAGTCGCCTTTCCTTACATTTTTGGCATAATTCTTAGCCCACATGATAGCATTGCCTTGAAGCACCTCCTTTATAAGTTTGGTATTATTCAAAGATGATTTGCTTTTCTTAGCAACATCATGTGCCGCCTCAACTTCCTGGGCAGTTGCGCTCGTACCATCTGTAAAAGAATAGCTCTGAATGAAGCTACGGCCATCTGGCATTTGCATGTGATGAGCCATAAGGATAGTCTTATTCTCACCATGAGGAACACTCCAAACCGTGTCACCACCATGGAACTCATCCTCTGGGAATACCGAATCCTTCATATCCTGAAGAGAAAGAGGCTTTGCGTCCTCCAGTGCTTCGCTATCTTCGCCCAATACTGCATCAGTAAGTTTCTTAGCATCCTCGATGCTACGCATCATGAAGCCACCCTGCTTCTTGTCGTACCAGCCTTTAAGCGACTTAGCCAGTGAAACTGCCGCACTTTGTTTTTCACCCAGTTCGTCTGCAAACTTGACAAGCTGCATATCAAGCACCTTGCCACGCTTGGTTGTGTACTTGGCAGGCTCAACTGTGTAGTCATTTGTCTGGGTTTCATCAGCCACGGTGTCAGGCTTTCTGTTTTCATTTCCGTCATCAAATGCATTCTCTTCCGCCCACTTTAATTGATAATCCTTAAACAAGGAATACCGAGAAATAGGCTTGGTCTTGCGATTACTGCTTTCTATCCACTTATTGAACACATCCATAGGAACCTCATAGATGGCAATCTTTCGATTTCTCCAGCTCTCATCATAGTTAGAGTAGTAAGCTTCAGTAGCATCGTCCTTGTCATTGAAGCCAAGCAACACCTTATGCTCGTCAAACGTACCATCATCATTGAATTGGTCAGCCACATACACATACTGCTGGTTCCATGAGTCAATATCATTGCTAAGGAACACATCCAGATGGTCGCCATCTGCGCCCACGTTGTCGGTCATGTAGCCATAAGTATTGTTCATTGTCACGCTCCACTTCTTGCCGTTGGCATCCGTTCCAGAGCGCACACTTCCCCTAGGCTGCTCGATGGAAATGTTGAATCCAGCAACCTTAACGTGTCCCTTCTTGTAGTTACCTGCTTCCTTCTGTCCGTCAGTAGGATTGGTGTCTGTCTCAGCCTCAGCCGCTTCAATGGTAGATTGCAGGCTGTTACGGAACATGATTTTGTAGTGTTCCTTTATGGTATCCAGAGGAACGTCCTCAAAAGCTTCACCATCTTCTGTAGTGAACGAAACCGAATTGCCCTGAACCTTGTCAATGGTTATCTGACCACTTTCGTCTTCATTCTCTATTACTACAACATCACCCTTCTGAACATTATCAAAGCTATCAAAGACCTTGATACCCCTCGCAGAAAGTTCGTCTGCTACAAGAGATTTCATAATCTTGTCAAATTCATCCAGCTTCTTAGGTGCATCAGACAAAGCTATACGGAGAATATCTTCATCAGTAGATTTCAGACTCTCACGTATTTCCTCCTTTGCCTTTTCGATGGCAGTCTTGTCGCCTGACTCGATTGCAGAAGCCAGCTTTTCTGATGGATCCTTAGCATCATCTTCGGCATTCTCAACACCATCAACTTCATTATCTACAGGAATGATGCTGGAGTTGTTGAACACAATGACTTCTCCACTATCAATATTGCCATTCTCTACACTCCATACATTATTATAATGTATAATGCCGTCGTACCCCTGCTCCTTCAGCAGAGACATGAACTCCTTAGCTTCAGTTTCATCGAAGCCAGGGTTACCCAAAAGATAGAACGGATTGTTCAATCTTACATGTGCCTCGAATATCTGGCCGTTGTGTCCGTAGTCCTCTGCAACATCCCTAGAAGGAGAGAAATACACACCATCACCTGAGAAGGTAGCCTTCTCTCCATCTGCCCGGTTGTGTCCTGGCTCCAGATCTGAAAGTTTCAAGTCCTTATCAAGGGTACCATGATACAAGAGAACTGGCTTGCCGTCAGCATCAGCAACGATACCATCATCAGCAAGGTTGCGTCTCTCCTGGCTTATAGGTGTAGCACCACCCTTTTCAAGGAATTCGTTGATTACATTTTTCTCTCCAGATCCTCCATCAGCGTTGGCAGGTTCAGTTCCACCCTCGCCTAGTCCTCCTGTTTCAGTAGCTTCACTGCCTTCTTGCAGCCCATCTTTGCCTGCTGGATGATTGCCACCCGGTACATTGCCGTCCTGTTGCCCATCATAATTAATGTTTAATGTCTCGTTGATGGCATCAGCCAACGAGCGAGGAGTATTGTCAATATCTTTGTTGAATAAGTCAACCGTCTGGGAACCTTGTACGCGGTCAAACAGTTGGTTGAATGTCTGCTGAATGAAGCCCTGCGTTTCACCTTTATACATAGCCGCAAGATGAAGGGCGAAGTCCGAGAACTTACCATCTGGAAGTACAGCTTCCCCAGTTGCATCATCAAACTGGTAAGAGCGTTTCCAGTCCTCAATAGCTACACGTGCATCCTTGAAATTGCCAGCCGAAGCAAAGGCCTTGTCATTCATCAGTTCATTGAAAGCCACGATAGACTCCTGAATATCATTCAACATACGGTTCTCTTCAGGGCTATTGAAGTCACGATATGCAGTCGCAAGGATGGCACGCTGCGCCTTTGCAGGCATTCTGTTAAACATCTCCTCCAGGCGTTCACTGCCATCTTGGAAGATGCTGCCATACATGACGCCCTTCAAGTCGTTAACGCCCTCAGCAGTAAGATTACCATCGCTATCAAGCGCACTTGCGTACTGTGTATCTGAAATGAAGCCTTTGGCATTCATCCATTTCAATACCTTGTTGCCGTTCTTGTCAACGAGCTGAGAGAAGCTAGCCTCATCATCGGAACTCTCAAGCAGTCTCTTGGCGAAAGACTTCATATCATCACCCATCTTCTGGATGGTGTTCTTCACCTTGATACGCTCAACGCCACCGCTCTCTGTGTCCTGTGCGCTATGCTGGCCAAGTTCAATAGCCTTATTGTCGTCAACATCAACCATATTCACAAGGACAGGGTTCTTCATCTTAGCAATATCCTCAGTCTTCAAACCGAACTCATCGGCATGATCCATGAGATACTGCTTGTATATGCCGGCTTGGGCGGCATGGCTCTTCCACATCGACTTCAACGCTGCACTACGATTGTTGCCCTGGATGGTCTCTCCACGAGAATTGACGGTAGGCGCACCAGTATAAGCAGTAACACTTGATGTAATCTCGGCAGGATTGATGTTAGCCGCAATCTTCTCTGAAGAAATGGTACTGGCTTTGTCCGTACGCTTCTTTGGCTGCGCTTCTGGGATGAAGTAATTCACATTAGGCTGACCATTCATGTGGCTTGGCTGCAACTGTTCTGCCTCAATAAGCGCAAGGTGTCCAGGTTGTGAAACCTTGTCTGTGAACTTTACAGAAGTCTCCCTACCCTTTGTATGAGGAATATTCTCCTGTCTTGCATACTGATAGCCATTTGAACGACGATAGCCCCTCGCACGTGCATCATTCGGAGTATCATCCACCCAATCAGGTACACCGTCAACCGCTTCGCACTCCTTACGTTCCTGCTCTTCCTTGGCTGCGGCTTGTGCCTTGGCCTCCTCAGCAGCAGCCTTAGCCTTCTCGTCAGCAGCCTTCTGCTCGTCAAGCATGGCCTTACTCTTGCGCTGCAGCTGGATATCAGCTATTTTCTGCCAATGTTCCAGGTTTGCCTTTGCCTGGTCCACTGCTTCCTGGTGCTCCTTCTCAGCTGCAATCTTCTGTGTAATGGTTCCACCAGACTTTGGTTTCCACTTGTTGAGCTTATCAAGAGATGTCTTCATATCAGAAACCATGGATTCAGCAACAGTCTTGGCCATATCCTCGTTGCCGCCAGTCTGCTCTACGATGGCATCGTATGCGGTGTCTGGATCGGTCTGCTCATAGATAGGCTCGCCGTTATCATCCTTAGGAATACGCTCCAGGGCTGACTGTGTAGGAACTTCCTCCTCACTGGATTCCTGTTGCAGAGGTTCGTTTCCTGTCTCCTCAGCTGCCACCTCATCAGTATCAGTAAGGGGATTCACCTCGGCATTACCATCACCAACGGGAACATTCTCCCCATCAACCTGAACATTCTCCTCGTCAACTGGAATATTCTCCTCCGTCTCATCAATAGAAGGAGCATCAACCTCGCGACTCCATACAGACTCACCGTTGGCATCAGTCACACTCTCGATCATGTTGTCGAGCTGCTCAGGCGAAACAACCTGCACATGCCAGCCGTTGAGTGGTTCTTCGGTGTGAATCTCGATACCGTCCTCGTCTATGCTTTGAATGGAGCCACGGATAGGCTCACCATTCTCGTCACGGATAACGATATTATCAAAAAGGCTATAAGTCGGCATGGTTGGACTATCCTCCTGCTCGCCTTCCGCAGGGGCTTCCTGTTGCTCTTCCTGCAGCTGGGCTGCAACCTGGGCACGTCTCGTTTCGTCCGCCATCTGCTGGATACCAGACTTTGGCATCTGGATGATGCCGGAAGTTACAGGAGCTTCTCCTTCCTGATACACAGTTTGCGTCACCACGTTCACGGTTCCATCGCCATTGTCAACCACACCCTGCTCATTAGGAGTGAGCACAACAGTAACAGGGCTGCCATCATCACCAGTCGCCTGATATGTGTCACCCTCATTCCATTGCTTTACGGTTCCATCTATGTTGTCGGCAGCTTCCTGGGCATGCTGGTTACGGATATTCTCCTGAGCCTCATACTTCTCCAGGTTAGGATTTATCAGTTCCTGGGCACTGTGTATTGCACTAGGGGAAACCATCTGCAGCTTTCCCGACTCGGCATCCATGATAACGATGCTATTGTCCGACTGCTCATCATTAATGGATGAATCATCGTTGAGAACAAGGTTGCCGCTAATGACATAGGCGGTCTGCTCGTTGTTGTCCTCGTCCTTCAGCTTCAAGGTAACAGGATGAATCATGCCATCAGTACGGTTGGTATGGCTGTCAACGAGTGCGTTGCTTTCCTCTATCTGGCTGTCAATATCATCACGGACACGCTGCACCATGCCGTCATAGGCAGACTTGGCGTTGGCATAGTCGAGAACAGGCTGCAATCCTTCGGTGTTGCCCATGTGCTTCTGCTCCTCGATGTAGCGGATAGGGTCACCGATGGTATCATCAAGCTCGTTCATATCGTCGATGCCCATAGACAGTGCCAGGTTCTGACGTGCAACATCCAGTTTAGCCTTGGCGTTGCTCATTTCTTCCGGATCAGTAGTGTCGTAGCCGTCACTATATGAAGTATTCAAGTTCTCAATATCCTCATCCTTATCGCTATCATTGGCATTATTGGCCTGTGCAAGGTTATAACCACGCATCTTTGAAAGATTACGGACATAATCAAGGGCTGCCTTCTTCTCCTGAACAGGCATATCCTGGGAACCAAGGATGTTGTTTGTAACGAAATCAGCCATATGCTCATTGTCTGTTGCATCAATCTGTTCACGCAAAGGCTCCCATTTCTCTGGAGTCATACGGAAAGACGCAACCTTGTCGGCAGTATCCGTCTTGTGCTTGTATCGGTAATACTGGGATGTATGGAAACCCTGTATTGTCATTGGTACGGCACCAAGCAAAGCGCCCATGGTAGCACAACCAAGCCAAATATCCACATGGTTCTGTGTATTGGTAAGGTCGTTGTAGGCTTCATCAGCATGACCTGTAAGCGCATCGAAGAGGGAACCTTCATACTCTTCCAGTGCCTCGCCAGGTAAACCCTGGTAGCCACCAGCACGAAGCATATTGTTGTACGCTTGATACCAATCCTTCTTGCCAACCTGGGTAAGCGCATTTGAAATCTTGGAGAGTCCCATCTTGCTATATACGGCAGCACCAGCCTTTTCAGCTGCATTCAAGGCGCTTTCAGGAATAATCTTACCTGCAAGTTCGCCAGCACTCTTGCCAAGAACCTTGCCAATACCAGGAATGAAAGCACCAAACATTTCAGAACCGTTCTCACGTGCCTGCTGTCTCTCAGCCTCAACAAAAGCACCGAGGACACTATCCTGGTTCTCGATTTTGTAATTTCCGTCCTCGTCCTTTGTGACATCACCGGCTGCAAGCTGTCCAAACGTACCAGCAGTATGACCGATACCGGTTGTATTGCTTACCATGGCTCCAGTCAGATGTGAACCCACCAATACGCCAGTAGCTTTCAGTGTGCCACGTGCCAGTTTCTTTGCAATAGCCTTACCAGCAGCATCCCCGGTAGCCTTTGCCAACTGCTTTGCACCGATATTAGCAACCTTCTTGTAAATACCCTTGGCCATTCCTTCTGCTCCAGGGTTCAACGCAAGATCCTTCATGAAGTCAAGGGAGTTCGCCATCATGCCACCAGCACGAGACCATGCACCATACTGGCCGCCATATTGTCCCTGGATAACATTATTGACCGCCATGTTATCAAGAACAGCCTTGGAAGCCTTCTCTTCCTTAGTAAGTTCCTCTCCCTTGGCAAGTTTCTTGTTGATGCTATCAAGATGCTTCATCGCTTGTGTCTGGGCAGTGACATCCTTCATCTCGCCCATGCCGTCATTGAATGTGTATCCATTGGCCGCAGTAGTTGCAAGCGTATGCCAGAAGCTATTTATCTTGCCACTCTTCTTATCTTCCAGTGTAGTAATGGCAGACTTGTTGTGACGAAGAGCAGCCATCAGCTGGGTGTATATAGGGTCGTTTGTATATTTGGCATCAACGGCATCATACTCACCAGCTGGTCCTGCTCCAGGTGTAGATGCAGCAGCAGACATGCGCATGAAGTCAGCAAACCCCTGATTAGGCTTGTTGTCAATCTCCTCCATACGCTTGCGCACCTCTTCATTCAATCGTTCACGCTCCGCATAAGCATCCTGCAACTGTCCATCGACTGTCAAGCTGCGCTTGTAATCATCAACGGCATTCTGCTCCACGTCCGCAAACGCTCTGTTGTCGAACTCATTTCCACTTTCAGTGATATAAGAGGACTGCATCTTGCCAGTTTCCGGGTTAAAACGTGGCTTGCGCTTAACGACATGACGGTTCGCTCCAAGCTTTACAGGCTTCACCTGCAAGCCGGAGTTTGCCTGCTGATATTCCATCTGGTTATTGAAACGTTGTGTAGAAGCATCAGCCTGAGCAAGGATATTGCCAACATTGGATGCGTACTTGCGCTTGTCAGCCTCTGTCAGTGGTGTGCCCTTCGTCTGGGCTACAGGCTTGGCTGGCTGCGCAACCGACTTGTGCACCTGCCCACGTCTAGGCTGGGGCTGTGGAGAAGGTGTTGCCGTTGCTGGCTTGTGAACCTTCTGGTTTGGGTTCCATTGAGCTTCACCTGCTCCACGTGCCCTTGACGTTGTGCTATTCACTGGCACAAACAACTTCGTATAGAAGCCGCTGTATGAGTCGGGAACATCAAAGCCCTGGCTTTTCAAGGCATCGTAGAGCTTGTGACGACGACTTGCGCCATCATCACCCTTACGTGTAAGCTTCTCCTCGAACTCATCGTATGAATTAGGCACATCATAGTTCTGCGCCTTCAAAGCATTATATAACTTTGCTAATCTCTTTTCTTCCATTGTGTATTGTTTGATGGTTAATCAAATGCACCTCCAGTGCTTTTCTTCTTACCTCCACCTCCAGCTGGCTTAGGCTTGGCAGCAGGCTTCGGCTTGGCAGGTGGTTTCACAGAATGCCCACCATTTACCCTGGTAGTCGTAGTCACCTTGGTTCGTCTGCCCTGCTGCACACTGGATGTAGATGTGACAGTATCAGCCTTCCAGGTTCCATTTTGGCGTGCGAACTGTTCAGCAGCCTTAGCAGTCTTGAAACTATGCACATTGCCGTCCTTATCGTAGGCAGTGAACTCCTTCGATGAAGATGAAGAACTGCCACTGCCACCACTCTTTCCGCCTTTACCAGACACCCAGGAAGGCGTTCCTTGCCTGTTGTCCTTGTTTGCAGCAGCCTTCAGCTTATCAATCTCAGCCTGTAGTTTGGTAGCCACATACGGCAATCCGGCAGCAATAGCCTCAGATTTCTGCTGGTACAAAGTAGCCAGCTTGTCATCCTTGTTGGCAGCAGCTTCGTACTTCAACCTTTGAGATTCAGCGATGGCATCCTTTCTCTCCTGTTCGGCCTTAGCCTTGTCAGCGTTGACCTTATCAATCTGTAGAAGACGCTGCCACTTGCGTTCATTATCCGCATTCTCATCATCAAGAGCCTGCGCCTTCATGAGGGCTTCGGTGTACTCCTTCATGTGCTGGTCACGTTCCTGCTTGATTTTATCCCATCTGTCCTTAACGACATCCTGCTGGGAGTTAGCCGGATTGTACATGTTTGGAGCACCTTGTGTAGTGAAGTAAAGGTTAGCGAGGGCAGATATACCATCACCAAGAGCAGCGAAGATCTTCTGCCTCTTCTCCTTCTTGCGCTGCGCCTCCAGCTCCTCGGCCGTTGGTGGCTTGTACGGATTGAGCGCCTGGTACATCTCCTTATACGACATCTTCTTAGGAGAGTTATCCACAGGTTTTTCAACAGGGCTTTTCACCCCGTCCACTGGGTTTGCAGGTTCCTGTACGGCTGGCTGCACGGCAGAATTGCCCTTTCCGGCTTCGGCTACCTGCACACCGGCACCAACAGCAGAGCCACCGGCATTCGGCATGTTGTCCGTCGGATCACTCTCCATTTCGTGGGCGATAGGTGGAGGTGCGTACATAGGTCGCTGCACTCCACCATTGAGAATCTCATCTTTCGTTACTGACATAGCTGTACATTTTAGACTGGTAATTTGCTTGCAACGGACGCAACACCCTGCACGGCTTGACTGATGGCTTGCGCCTTGCCCTGCTCAATCTGGTTGAGCTGGTTCACGTACTCATCATCCTTCTGTCTGTAGGTCTGCTCAATCTGGTCCTTGCGAGCCTCAGCAGAAGCATTGATGTTGCTCATGGTGTCGCTGAGCACCTTTCCGTTTGCTTCCTTGGCAGCTGCAACACTCTCGTCAGTTCCACCCATGACCGCTGCGGATCCGGCCGCCTGCTGGTTTCTCTTCCTGATGCTCTCCTCCGTCATTGTCAGGAGTCGCTGGGCATCCGCACGCTGGGTTGCATCCTCATTGTAACGTTGGTCATACCAGTCCTGGTTTGACTTGCGCTGAGCCTCGACATTCCGCTTCATCCGTCTCAGCGCCTTGCTTGCAGAGATGCCACCGAATATACCTCCAGCAGCACCTATAGCACCTCCGATTAATCCCATAATATAAAATATTTAAACGTTTAAACTTAAAATCATGGCACAAAAATAATGGGTTATCTTTGCACTCCACGTTTAAGTTATTACACACGCACGCATACAGGCGTACAATAATTAAAGATTTTGATATGGCAGCAGGAAAAAAGACAGGAGGGCGAAAGGCTGGCACGCCCAACAAAGTATCCGGAGCCGTGCGCAAGGCTATTACAGCAGCTATCGACGGCTACTACACATCGGAGCAGTTCATACTGGACATGGCTGCACTGAAGCCAGTAGAGAGAGTACAGGCGATGGAGAAACTCGCCCAGTACGCAGTACCGAAACTACAGTCAACGACACTTGATGCTACCGTCCAGAAGCGAAAGACCATTGAGGACAGACTGCTTGCGGCTAGCCAGGAGGCAGCAGGAAAACAGGCAGAGGAAGAGGATATTGACGATGGTTTTGACGATGATGAAGCGTAA